TTGTTGAATTACCAGCCCTGCTCCCCGATGGAAAACCCGTGTGGCCTGAATACTGGACCGCGCAAGAATTATTAAAAACTAAAGCATCCATACCAGTTAGTAACTGGCTAGCACAATACATGCAGCAACCAACTGCTGAAGAAGGTGCAATATTAAAAAGAGAATGGTGGATGGATTGGGAAGAGCAATACCCACCTAAACTAGATTACATCGTTCAATCATATGATACAGCATTTACTAAAAAACATACATCTGACTATAGTGCTATAACCACGTGGGGTGTCTTTACGACCGAGGACCACGGACAAAATATAATTTTACTTAACGCTTTTAAAGATAGATATGAGTTCCCCGAACTACGTAGAGTGGCTCTAGAAGAGTATCAAGACTGGCGACCTGACATGGTAATTATTGAAGCTAAAGCATCTGGACTGCCTTTGACTCATGAACTGAGAAAGATGGATATACCGGTTATTAACTTTACACCGTCAAAAGGAAATGATAAACACACAAGAGTAAACTCCGTAGCTCCGCTCTTTGAGAGTGGAAAAGTATGGGCCCCTATGCACGAGCATTTTGCACAGGAAGTTGTAGAAGAATGTGCGTCGTTCCCATTTGGAGAGCATGATGACTATGTGGACAGTACAACACAGGCCATTATGAGAATTCGACAAGGTGGTTTGGTTCGTCATCCTGAAGATTACAAAGAAGAACCAATTGTACGAGGACGTGTAAAGTATTATGGTTAAACAAATATTACCAAAAGCTGGAGAAGCAATCTTAGCGTTATTTAATAAGCTAGGTGGCAACATGAACAATGTCCTTGGTTCCAGGTCCAATATTACATTTTTAGGTAAAGGTAAAAGCCCAGAAGGGCTTATTGACATGGACATTAATATTGAGGCAGTTGGTACATTAGGTAAAGATAAAGTTTTAAAAGAATTAGAAAGTTCTATCGGTTATTTAACGGCTGGTAAACTTAACGATGTTCAAGCAAATAAATTACTACAGAACATGCAAAGGATTGATGAAGTATTTAATCCTAAACAAGTTGCAAACATAACTGATCTTGGAACAGGGACCAGGAACTTAGATGCAGAAGGAATAGCTTCTTTACGAACAACTCAAGAATTAGAAAAAAATAAACCTATCTTTGATAAAGCAATGCAAAACGCTGCAAAAGAAAGTGAGGCTATGCGAAAAGCAGGATTAGATCCAAGCAATTTAGATGACTATAAAAAAGCAGAAGAAATGGGGATTATAAAATCAAGTGGTGATTACATGACCGAGGAAGGTGTAATGGCATCAGAAACTATTTTACCAATTGGAAAAACAGATAAGACAATGAACATTAAAGATGTCGTAACTAAGCAGGGTAAAGGTGACATGGATTTTATAGATTTTGTAAAAGCTCAAGGAGATGAGGCAGGAGCAGCTAAATTACAAAAAGAAGTTGATAGATTAAATGAAGCAAGTGACGCTGCGGATGCAAGACTTGCAATAGCTAATATGCCTAACGCACCAATTAAACGAGCGAATGCTAGAGAGTTTTTAGTAGAAGCATTAAAAAGAGATACAATGGATATTAACTCTCCAGGATTTGGCAGAACAAATTTAAATGATTTTATATCTGGAGAAGATGTAAAGTTTATTACTGAAGGCGGTGGTGGTATTATGGGTGATCCATTAATATTAGTTGAAAAATATTTTGGACCAAGAATTTTAGAATTAATTCCAGATGAAAGAATGACTCCAAAATTTATTAACAGACTTTTAACAAATATAAGAGACGCGACAGGTAAATCTCCGGATGACCCGGGGTTCGATAGATTTACAGCAACACTTATTGGTGAGGAAATACCTTTTGCAAAAGGCGGACTAGCTAAGATCCTGGAGGTCTAATGCCAGAAACTAAATACGATCCCACTTATGTAGGCCCTTACACTACTTTTAGAAAAAGATTAAGTGATGGTAAATTAGAATATTTTTATAATGAATACGTTCCAGGAACCAGCAAACGGGACGGCCCTCGTAAATATATGACCCAAAAAGATGGGGAATCACCTAAAGAATTTTTTAAAAGAGTTCAAGATAGAAAAGATAAACAAGTAGCTAAAGGGTCCGCAGCTCAATGGTCAAGGGGACTTGAGGTGAAAAAAAATGCTCGGACTTGGACTAACGAGTGGTTAAAGCAAAATTTAAATAAATATAAACCAAGAGAAGTTGATAAATTTTTAGAAGATTTTAAAAAAGCTTGGGCGACAGAAGTAAAAGAAAAAGGATATAAAAAAATAGGACCATATAGCCCAATTAACAAGTTAGGGTTCCCTGGTCTAAGTGTTCATGGTGATGAATTTAAAATTAAAAATATGAACATTCCTGTTCCAGCTCAGGACACAGGTAAAGCTTTTAGAAAAGTTTTTTTTGAAAATTTATTAATAAATAATCCTAAATTTAAAAAAGGGTTAGATGATTATTTTGATTTCTTTTTAGAAAATAAATCAGGAAAAGGATATAATCAATTTAATAAAGTAACACTTCCCCAAGGAGCCAAAGATGCAATGTTTTGGTTGTCGCCTGATTCTGGAGTTTTTGGAGTTGGACGAGCAGACATGTTTGCAAAAATACCTGCTTATTCAAAAATTTTTAGAGAATATCAAGATAAATTTAGGCGATCAAATGATATAAACAGAAGCAGCCTTTTTAAATTAGAAAAAAAACTAGGGCTGCCAAGAAGAACATTATCTAATGAAATGCGAAAAGAACATAAAGCTTTAGCAAAATTATTTGATGTTAAACAACTTCCTGAAGAATTAAAACTTGGATATAGTATCGAGCATACTCAGGGTTTGGCTGCCGCAATTAGATCGGATAATCCAAATATACTTAAAGCAGCTAGAAAAGATTTAGCCGGAATGACGTGGCGTAGAAACATGGACCTTGGCTGGAGAGGCGGTGGTTTTGAACTAACACGGCAACAATACATTAAAGATATTCAAGAGGGTCTTTTAAAGAAAAAAGACATGACTAAAGATATTAAATCTTTAAATAAAATGGTTTCAACAGAGTACAAAGATATAGGAGCCCCTAAAGATATTTATAGTATTAAAAATAATAAGTTAGTAACTAGTTCCATTTCACCAGCTACTACTCAAGAACAACGTTTTGGTCAGTATTTTTCTCAACTAGCTAAAGAAAAAGCAGGGGCAAAAGCTATTGCGTCTCAAATTAAAACAAGTCCAGACTTATTGAAATTAATCCAAGATTCCCCAGGCAACATATTAATGAGCGTTGGTAGAACTTTAGGATGTAAAGTTTCTGGCGCAGCTGAAGGTGGTCGTATTGGGCTTGCTACGGGAACGTCGTTAATAAACTGTATATCAAGTAAAGTAGAAAATGATCCGATAGGGTCATCACAAAAAATTGCAAATATAGATGACACAGCTCCTGGATTAACAAAAATTAAAAACGCAGCAACAGGATTTTTAGGTTTTGTAAAAAAGGGTGGTAAGTTTGGTGCATTAGCAGCGGCAGGTGCAGCAGCAGCTGGTGTTGTTAAAACATTTATGAACGACGACCCAACAACTTATTTATCTAACGAAGACCAACAAAAGAATATGCTAATAGATATGATTACAGATCCAGTTGTAGATGAACCAAAAGCAGATTCAGCAATATTAGATTATCAATTACCAGTAGTAGGAGGAGCAGCATTAGCAGGAACAGCAGCAGTTGCACCTTCAACAATTGAAGCTGCACGAAGTGGAGCGTTAGGTGCGAAAAAATCAGGAATTACTAAAACAGGTTTAAAAACTGTAGGAAGAGGTTTAGCTGCATTAGGAACTCCTGCAGCTTTACTTGCAACAGAACCATTATTTATTGGTGGTCAAATTGCAGAAGGAGATTCGTTAGGGGAAATTGCAACAGATCCAATAAATTATTTAGGAGCTGCATTTGCTGATCCTGTTACTAGATTTGCTACAAAAGGATTAAGTCCCGGAATATCAAAAGCTATGAGACTTGGAATTAGTCCTAGTGTATTAAAAACTGTTTCACGTAGATTTGGCTTACCAGGTCTAGCATTATCACTGGGTATTAGTGGTTATGAAACTTTTGATGATTATAGAAACAAAAGGGGGTTTTTCCGTGAAGAATAAAACCCTTGTTGCAAATATGCAACACGTTAAATGGAATCAAATTCCACCACGTAAAGGACCAAATCCACAAGGGTTGAATGTTCCCACAAAACAAGTTAAAACAATAGAGAACTCGGAGAATATAAATGGCAGATATAGACAAAGCCCTACCAAACGTAGAGACTGAATTAAAAATACCTAGCGATGAGGAAATCGCAGTTGAGAAAACACAGACAACTGAAGAAGCAGTTGGTCCGGATGATGTACAAGTAACTACAGAAGAAGACGGAAGTGCAACAATTAATTTTGATCCAGAAGCAGTTAATCAACCAGGAACAGAATCACATTTTGATAATTTAGCAGATTTATTACCAGACGATGTTTTAGGTAGATTAGGTTCTGAGCTTGCTGGAAACTATAACCAATATAAATCTTCTAGAAAATCATGGGAAGATAGTTATACAAAAGGTTTAGATTTATTAGGATTTAAATACGAAAACCCAACACAACCGTTTCAAGGAGCTTCAGGTGCAACTCACCCAGTTCTTGCAGAAGCAGTAACACAGTTTCAAGCGCAAGCTTACAAAGAATTATT